GGAAACTCAGGAATAAAATTCGCTGCCGTTGTCGTAGTCTGTTGGTTAGAACCCAAAGCCATTGTATTTCTCCTTTAGCTCTCTATAGGTTATTTGACTCTACCTTCCGCATAAGCAGCTAAGATTTCATCCTGAAGTGCTTCATAACGAGAAGGCTGTGTTGTTTTAAGTCTGATTAGATCAGCCCTACGGTAGATTTTCTTACCGACTGTGGAATCGGAAGATGAACGGGAAATTGCTTTTCCATTCTTTAAAGCAGCTTCACGTTTTGCTGCCTTTTCCGCTTCTGCCTCAGTTGTGTTAGTAATCAGTTTTCGTTCTTTCCAATTACCAATAAGCTCCATAGCTGAATTTAAGTCGTAACTGTTATGGGCTTGTACGTACAACTGAGTACGAATTGGACTTTCCTTTACCCACTCCTGAAACTTACCATCACCTACGATTTCTAAGTAATCAGGATGTGCCGCTTTAAGTTGTTGAGTTGTAACATTAGCCTGTTGTACGGCTTGCTGCTCTTCAAACTGTCGGAACTTAGGATGGTTTTCAATAGCTTTGCTGACTGCTTTATCAGGGTTATCAAAAAAATCAACCTCTTCTTCTTTTTCTTGCGGCTCTTGATTAGTCCCGTTTTGATTAGTCGTAAGTTGTTGTTTAAGAATTTGATCGGTTAACTGACGAAGCTCACCTACTTCCTGGCCTTTCCTACCCAATTCCTTTTCCAAGTTTTCATACGAACTAACAATGTCTGTAATCGACTTGCCTTTAAATTTATCGGGGAGTTCCGGTTCTTGAGATTGTTCCTCCTGTACTTCAGTTGGAGTCTCTTCTGCTTGAATATCGGAAAACTGGTTTGTTTCTTCGGGAGTTTCGACCTTCTCCTCAACAACTACACTACTCATAATACTGACCTCCGTCTATAAAGATTGTGGAGTGGTTACACAATAACTGGGATTAGATTATTCTAATTGATCCAGTGCTAATTTGGTAGTCTCCTCTAAATTAATAATCATATTTAGAATATCTACCTGTCCTCTTCTGAGGAATAAAGTTTTTTCGTCTTCTATAGTTTGTATGTTTTCCAAAGACTGAGCCATGTCCGTTAGCTCTTTTGTAAAGATTGTCCATGCCTCTGAGGAAAACAAGTCAATTCGTTTTTCTAGTATTTCTTTATCTGTCATATTAAGTGGCAGCACTCTTCTTTTTAGTATTTTTAGTTGGACGCTTACCTGTGTTATTCCATGAGTTCATATATGCACGTAAACTAAGACCCGTGGCATCTAGTTGTTCACGGCTAACATTAGCCATTGGCTTGCCATTGTGCGTAATCACTTTACTATTACCAACACCAAACTTTGACTTAGCAGCTTTAGCTGGTGGTTTTGCAGCGGCAGTATTTTTCTTACGATCTCCTGCCATTCCAGCAGCTACAGCCGCACCTGTACCCGCAGCTACCGTTCCACCTGTACGAATATTACTAGCTATAGCTTGATCTTTTTTAGATACGCCTGAAAGCTGACCTTTTTTATTACGAACAGCAACACCGGAACGTCTACCTTTAGTTGTTTTACCGGCAACAGTTTTTGCAATTTTACCAGTACGGGATGCTGCTTTTGCAGCTTTTGCTCCTGCTGCTTTACCTTGATTTTTAATAATATTTTTAATTCCTGATTTTGCAACTTTTGGTACTAAGTACCGTAGTCCTGCAATTACTAGGGGAACAAGTGGTGCTGCCATAATTAAAACTCCTTTAGTTTGCCATACGTGCTTTGGCTAGATTAAGAATTGTTTCCGATTGAAGATGTTCAATCTCTGGAATATTACGTATTGTTTCCGACTTAACATTTGCAGTGTCAATGCGTAGTTTTTCAATCCTAGCCATCTTTTCTGCCAATGCAGCTTGACGTTCAACAAGAGCATCTTCCGACTGCTTATCTACAACTTCACTCTGGAACTTAGCAGCATGAGCCATGTCTTTAGTTGCACTTGCCTTCATCTCTTCAATTTCCATTTGCAACTTCATAAGCTCAAGCTGTTGTGCTACCTGTTGAACTTGTTGTGCTTGTGGATCAGGTTGCATCATTTGAGCAATAGCTTGTTGCATTTGATCTCTGTTCGATAGGGAACTATTTTCAAATATGGAAAGTAGAAGCATTGCAAACGGGGGCGTTCCCGGTTGTGTCATGGAAAGCAACTGGATCATTTGTGTCATCTCCAGTTCCTTTGCCATAATACCCATTGAGGAATAAGCAGTAAACTTATAATCACTTGCAGGGTATCTCGTTGGATCAAACTGCATATAACGGAAAGCAGCTTTCTCAACTAGAGGAATCAGGAAGTTTTCCTGAAAGTTCATAATGGTACGCTTTTGACGTTTGATAGACGCTGCTTGAAGCATGGACATACCAGATGCGGTTGAGTTACGTGGATTAGAGAAATTAGAGTTGGCGGTGTCCATTGCTCCAGTACCCATCTGCACCATACGCTCAAGCTCTGCGGCTTCTCTAAACGTATTTTGGCTGATATCCCCAAAGGTCAAAGGCATTAGAGTCTGACGTGGATCGCCATTCGTAAGAATGGTTTTACCCGCCTTGACTTCAAATTTAACACCACGGGGTAAACGTGTAGCGTCTACACCCAACATTGGATGCGTAGTTAGAGCAAGCGCATCAATACGTGCGCGTAGTTCCGCATCAAGAGCCTTTTGTGGATTGTAACCTTTTTCAGCAATACCCCTGCCCCAAAACTTATTTGGAACACGATCATGCTGATAAGCTACAAATGGACGATCACCCATTAGATAAGGATTACGAGTTGCTTTGAGAACAGCATGGTCATTCGCTATAACGACTACAGCTTCAACTAATTCATCCTCATCATAGTCAAACTCTTCAGATAAACCTTCATTTTTTTCATCAAGATATTTTACTGGAACTCGACCCCAGTATTCTACAATCTTAACTTTATGGTCATCTGAATCATCATATCCCATTTCATCGTCATAACCTAAGTCCATATCTTCATAGTTTCCGATAGGCTTATCTTCATAGATACCGGCTTTAATTGCCTCTACAATTTCATACTTAGGTTTTGTAACGATCTGAGCTACACCTAGTGCCTCTTCAATAGTCGTTGCACAAGGATCAATAACAAATTCTTTAGGCGTTAGTGACTCAATTTTAACTTTAATAATTTCCTTTTCATTTACAACGGTATCAGTTGTTAGAGTATCAGGAATGGGAGATTCCATTGGAACTCTAGTTGTTTCTTCAGTAACATTAACCTTGGCAATACCCGTTCCGTATATAGCACCGTTTAGTAGAGCCTCAACAATACCATCTTTAACTTTATAAAGATTTAAATCTTCTTGTAGGTTTCTACGAATTATAGCAATGTCAACAGGATTTTGATCTCCAACATCATCACGTACATCAAACCACTGTTCCTTACCAAAAATAGCTTCCTCAAGTTCCGATACGGTAGCTTCAATAGCTTGTTGTGTTGCCGGGGAAATTAAACGAGACTTTTCCGAATCTCTTGTTTTATCTTCATAAGACCAAATACCTCGCCATATGCGATAGTATTCATCCCACTTTTCCATATAGTTTGTATTACGATGATCTTCCCAAGACTCAACTCTATCCATAATCCATGTAGCAAGTGCTGCTTTAGGATCGTTATAAGAGATTGCGTTAGTATCCTGATACATTATCTAATGGTTCCCATTCGTCTAATTCTATAGATTGTGCAAAGTCTGCAACTGATACTTGGTCAATGTAAGCTAACGAGTCCAAAAGATCGTCATGAGATATTGAACTCGGGAAATCAAGCATTTGTGAAATGAAGTGATAGTTCCAATCAGCTTTACGTAACTGGATTTTACCATGTTCCATACGGCCTTGAAGTGCCCACACAATACGATCCTGCTTTTTCTTACCACCGTGCGTAACGTCTGTAACATTTATCCAACTTCCTCTACTACGCATTTCATCTTCAAGGTAGGGCATGATTGCATTTTTTAATGATCCAGCTTCAATTCCAACAATACTTGCGCTAACATCTTCCGCTGCTGTTAAAATCTTTTCTGCTGTTTCCTTGATGCCCCATCGACCATGTAGTATATCTCTAACATACCATTCATCTTGTGATATCTTTACAATGGAAATGGCTGTTTCATCAAGCCTGGACGATTTAAGTCCTCGTTCTCTGGATGACTGTTCAAATCCTGCTGGATCAACTGAGATAACATATTGTCCTGAAACAAAAGAATCATCTTCAAATACTTTATCGTCAGCGTATCGAACCCATTCCTCTTTAAAGATACCCCCTGAAAAGGATTCAAAGGTTGCTTCAAATTCTTGTCTAAATGCCTGAGTAGACATTGTTCGTTTAGCAGCATCAATTTCCTTTGGGTCTAAAAATGTATTATCTTTAGATGTAAATTGAAACGCTTCCCAATCTTCTTCGTTTTCCTCTAGTTGAGCATCTAGCCATAATTTGTAGAAGTGGTTTTTACCTGATGGTGTTCCGATAAATAATGCACCACCTTTAACATCTGCAAGTGTAGGACGTAATATCATTTCCCACACTTCCGGTTTCATTGAGGCGTATTCATCCATCACAACGTAGGAAAGACCTACACCTCGTAACGTATCTGGTCGATCACTTCCCTTCAAATAGATTTTACGATCATTGATAAGAGTAATGGTTGCAGTATTTTCATGAGTGGATTTTATTACGTCTTGACCAATAGTTTTTAAAATGCCCCATAAAATATCTTTAGCTTGTTGAAATGTAGGGGCTACGTAGAATACATCTTTATCAGTAGACTGTAATGCTTTGATGATTAACATCCAAGCTGCTAAATATGATTTACCAAATCGTCTGCCACAGCTTGCTATTTTAAATCTTTTTTTATTTTTAAAGATTTGCATTTGAGCGGGGTGAAGCTGGACATTTAGATCAGTCACTCTGTTGCTCCAGAATTTCCCCCTCTATCGTTTTATATTCCTCTTCCTCCTGCCGTTCGATTGCTTTTACAGATTCAACAATAATGTTAATGCCTAAATCTTCATGCTCATGTCTTATTTCAACAGCTTTGGAAACTGGAATGATACGATCTAGACACATCTTAAGGCAGTGCCTATCGCCTTCTAAAGCTAACTCTATAACTTTGTCTACAATCTCTGGACCTTTAACGGACATAAGCTCTCTGGATAGCTTAGTGTATTTGTTAAGTGATCCCTTTGGCCTACCCTCTGGATTTAAGGATGGCATACCTTTGTAGAAGTTAGGGTTGCCTTTTTTCTTTTTTGGTTTATCCTCTTCAACAGAGGAACCATCTTTTTTGTTAGACATATCAATACCTTATCTTTACCCGTTAAATTTTTTCTTTATCTTTTAGATAAACTATAACGGAAGACATCAACTTAAGTTTACTTAAGTGGGCGAGAAATTTAATTTAATAACAATAATTAAAGTTTGTTCTCGATTGCTTAAGTTTCTACTTAAGTTATCCTTTAATGTATAGCTACATTATAACATATTTTGAGACTAAAGTCAACCACTTTAGTTTGTACCCCGATTTCCCACTCTTGTCAAGCATTAAATTTACATTGGTTATAGTTATTTTATAATGTCAAGTCCAAATTCCTTCCCATGTGGGCCTGAGTGTATATAAAACAAATGCTGGCCACATGGGTCCCTCCCCGGTAGTCATTAGACCATAAAAAACAAGGCGCGTCAAGCCACAAATGTTTCATCATATGAAATGCCCAGGCATTGCTTTTGTGGTTCATATGTGGCAGGAGGCGCGTTTCATCATGTGAAACACCCAAGTCTTGCAAAAGTGAGAACAAAAGAGTACGTGATCATGGATCACTGAGGTATATATATATTTAAAAGACACACACCACATACGTTTCACCAGGTGAAACAACAAGGGATTGCAAACGAAAACCAAAGAGACTAGGTTTAGATCATCAACAAACAAACACAAGGAACTAAGACAATGGCTACATTCAAGATCACACTACGTAAGGGCTTTCGTTCACCTAAGTATGGTTTCGGGGTTCATGAACTAAAATCAGGATATAGACTTGACGTACCTTGGCATAGTGTGGCAGTCTTTGGGGGCAAGTACGGACCGAAAGCAACCATTCGATCACTTAAGTCTGGCTTGAATATGATTATTGAAAACAATCGCAAGGGCCGGGTTCAAGTGAGGCATAACGTCGCAGCTTAAGATTATCAACGGATGCGCTAGGGTTGAGGTCCTAGCGTATCAATGGATAATCACTAGCAACGGAGAGAGTAATGTCTGACAATACATACAATGGATGGACTAACTATGAGACATGGCGTGTTAACTTAGAGATATTTGATACGTATATTTTTGACGACGTGTCGTATCCCATATCGCCTGAATACGTGCAGGACATAGCGGAGGACTTTGTGGACATGTCGGCACCGGACGGACTAGCTAAGGACTACGCTATGGCGTTTTTGAACACTGTAAACTGGTTCGAGATAGCAGCGCACGTCAACGAAAGCAAAAAACTGGAAGATTTTTACAATAACGGTTGACACAACGGATAACATGGAGCATATCGAAATGACACTTATCACAATTTTAACACTTGCATTCGGTGGGTTCGCTGTAATAGTGTCCCTAATGAATTTAATATCATTGATGAAAAAGGACCACTAATCATGTTAGTCAAAGAAGCATTAGAGTTTGGCAAGGTATCAAAAGGGAATACCAAAATGCCGGGTACATCATATGCAGTTGATGCTTTCGCATGTAATGTCGGAAGTAAGTTAGCGCAAATCAAGGGAACACCTTGTCATGGTTGCTACGCTAGACGCCTACAAAAAATAAGGCCTAGCGTCGATAAGGGATACAAAGCTAATCTGCACAAATGGCGAACCAGTGACCCTAAATTGTGGGTTGAGGCTATGGTGTTTCAAATCTTACGGAGTGGTGAAAAATACCACCGTTGGTTTGATAGTGGGGATTTACAGTCTCGCGCAATGCTCAATCAAATTATTGAGGTATGTGAACGAACCCCTAACGTAAAGCATTGGTTGCCTACTCAAGAGCGAACCATTGTTGACGGTGTGGCATTGCCAGGGAACCTTGTCGTGCGTCTATCAGGTAGTAAGGTCAATGGACGTGCGCCTAATGCGCCCAACACTAGCACGGTATTTGATAAACAAGGTGAGGCGATAGGTCAAGAGTGCCTAGCGTATACTAGGGGAAATAATTGTGGCGATTGTCGCGCATGTTGGAACCCTAACGTGAAAAATGTCAGCTATAAAAAACATTGATTGGAGGGACTATGAAACGTGAAATTTTTCTTGACACGGTGAAATTAATGCTTATAATAGGCTCATTCGTAGCACTATTGCTAGTAACATAGGAGTATACACATGAAAAGAGAACATATGTTACGTGAGTTATGGGAACGGGAAGAGTACCACCTATTCACGGACTTGATAATGATTGCGAGAAAAGATTTCTATTTACGTCATGACACTATGACGGATAAGGAAATAACACTTAAGTATCAACAAGTTATTGGAGGCTTTTAATATGCGCTGTAAGATATGTAATGAACGCTTGACAACAAGTGAGCTACTCAAAATAGATCGACGTTTAGGTACTCACTCCGATACGTGTAGTCGATGCGACGTTGAAATATGGTCAGCATACAGTGAGTATGGTATGACGGAGGTGGAAGACAATACTGTTTCACTAGATGAAATGGAGGATATTGACACAATAAATGATATATGATAGTGTAACACTTAAGTGAGCGATTGGTTATAATACATAATGTTTATAAACATATTGTCTCACTTAAGTGTCACTTAAGTAGAGAGACACGGCACCATAGGCCATTACTTACGGACTTTTTAAAAGGTAGGATTATTGTTATGTCTATCAATGACTTGCTGGAAATACCAGAGTTTTTACAACGGGAACCTAAACCCGTATCGAATGAACCTATACAGGACAAGCCTACTGATTGGTGGATGCCTGATCTACAGGCTTACAAGGAGGAGAGACTAGCGAAGGAGAAACGTAAGCAGGAGATTGAGCAGGAGAAAACGGATAAAGCGGAGCGTAAGGCACGTAAGAAACGAATAGAACATCAAGTGTACGATGCTGTTAGTCGTAAACAAAATACGTTTGGTATGATACGTAAGGTTATGTTGGATAGCATTTCAGACAGTGAAATACGAGGTGCAATTCGTAGGTTGACTAAGCAGAATTTACTTGATAAGATAAGTAAGAGAGTATATAGAACGAGGTAGTAACTTAACTAAGAATGTTGTAAGGGGAACCTTGATCAAGAATTGGCACACAATCCTTGTATTAGGGTGAGCGAATATCCTGATAGCAACAACGCTTTACCTCTTGACCTTATATGGGGTGATTAGGGGCAACATTCTTAGTTTCTTTTAAGGGATTAAACAAGTGAATATATTCTATCTACATTCGGACCCTGTAACATGCGCTCAGTGGCACTGTGACAAGCATGTAGTCAAGATGATACTGGAATATAGTCAGCTATTATCAACTGCACACCATGAGCTAGACGGTACACCAGCTATAGAATGTTACAAACCGACACATAAAAACCACCCGTCAGCTATATGGGCAAGGGAAAATAGACACAATTATCGCTGGCTATGGCAGTTGTTAGATGCTACACAAGAGGAATACACACACCGATACGGAAAGGTACACGCTACTAAACGGAAAGGAATTGTTGACAATCTACGGTATTGTCCCTATGAATTACGGGAAGCT